AACAAGCATCTAAACGAATCTCATCTTTTTTATCATTGAAATCGTCTAAATGTACTTGGATCAATTCGCCAATTTTAGCAAGTTTCTTTTGAGCTTTAGTATTAGCTTGTTGTCCAACAGCATTTAATATTTGAACTAATCGTAATAAGTCAGAATACTTTTTCATTTTATTTTGTGTTTGTTTAAGCAAATATAATTACTTTGATTCTATTTTAGCATTTAACTCTTTAATTGCCTGAACTAATACAGGAACAATTTTAGAGTAGTCAACAGATTGCATATCCTTACCATCTTTGATTCCAGTTACTGCATACGGCAATACTTCTTGCAATTCGTGCGCAATAACCCCATCCATTCTATTTGATGAATTTTTAAATTTAAAGTCGTATACATTAATTTTGGAAACTTGTTCTAATCCTTTAATTGGTTTAAAATCCTCCTTTAATCTATAATCTGAAGTAATATTATAGGAAGTTGTAGTTCCGTTACCCATTATGCTACCAGTTTGAGTAGTTCCATATCTAAAATTGATATAAAATTGTGTAGCATATCCATGGTCAATATTTGCTGCCCATTGAACATTTGGTGTGTAAATATTAAATCTTCCTACGGTTGTAGCAATACCAATTGCAACATCTCCAGATGAAGTAATTCTCATTCTTTCAGTTCCTGATGTTGCTAATATTAAAGGGTTTGCTGAATTATTTGAAAACCAAGCTGCAGAATTGTAAGATTTAACTACTGCTGTATAAACTCCATTTTCAACTATATCCATTCTTGGCTGACCAGCATTATTATTAAATTCTAACGCATAACCTGTTCCTCCTAATGTATTGAAAAATGAAATACCTGTGCCATTGGAGTAAATTAAAGAGCCATTAATAGATGAAGTTCCATTCCACTTTGCAATATATCCTGAAGTTCCTGTGCCTGTTACTGGATTAGTTAATGCTGCTTGTTTCCCGTTAAATGTATTCCAATCAGTAGAGCTTAAATATCCATTTGTTGAAGTAGTGGCTTGACTAATTGAAATTACATTTGAAGTAATTGATAATGGAGAACTTGCACTTGTAATTCTATTAGAATAAGCAGTATCCCAATTTGTTTGGCTTGCAGTTGTAGGTAATGAGTAACCCGAAGCAAATGTAATAGCTAAAGTTCCTGAAGTCGTAATTGGCGATCCGCTTATTGAGAATCCCGTAGGAACTGAAGCTGCTACTGAAGTTACAGTTCCACTTCCTCCGCCTATTGCTACTCCATTAACACGATAAGTACCAGTAATATTTACATCGCCTGAAACATCAAGTTTATAAGCTGGATTTGTTAAGCCAATACCGACATTGCCTCCTGATTGTTTGATTCGCATATATTCAGAAGTGCCACGATAAAATCGCATAAATCCTGAATCATTATCAGTTTCAATCCCCCATCCTGATTGACTTGTGGAATCGTTTATATAAGCTCCATATTCAGTTGCTCCAATAAATAATCCCTTATCGTTATTTCTACCAAATAATGCTAAATCAGTTGAAGTTGTTACATCTGCAAAAACATGGAATAAGGTATCAGGAGTAATTGTATTAATACCTACATTTGTGCCATCATCAAATAATAAGCTATTAGTCAAAGCTGAACTGCTTGACCATTTAGGGATATAATTAGTAGTACCACTTCCTGAAATACTTCCCGAAGATATAGTTTGATTCTTCCATAAAGCATTAGTAGAATCGTAAACTAAAGCTTGCCCATTGCTTGGCGAAGTAATTAACACATTGTGCAATTCATCTAACTCATAGCCATTGTCAACCTTAACAAAGATTTTTCCTTTGTTAGCATGAGCATAAACAACCCAACCAACAATAATTGTATGTTGAGGAGCTTGTGGTTTAACATTAGTTAAGTATCCTGCGTGAGTAGGAGATAAATAAAGCAAATCGCCATCAACCCAAGTTTCAGTACCACCATAAGATTTAGCACCTGTTGTGTCAATCTTATTAATATTACCTGAAATAGTAATAAATCCCTCTTGGTTATTAGATATACTTTCGGTAACTAAACCAATAGTAGTTGCAGAATGTGGATCGCTATCAGCTTGTGCTAATACAACCGCAAGTCTTTGCCCAGCAGCACCACCCTCTGAAACACTTCTAATTCTTACAGCTCTAAAATCTTCTTCATCTAATGATGAACCCGTTTTATTTACAACACGAAGAACTTCTTCTTGACCTATTTGTAATGTAACATTACCACCTTTTAATTTAAGGTCAGCTGTTCCATCAGTATCATTCCAAGATAAAGTTCCCGCTGTTGATGGAGTAGTAGTAGGAGTTGTATCTAATCCTACATAACCACCAAGTAAGCCGTATTCTCCTGAATTAATAATGCCATTAACTTGCAATAATCCTCCACCAGTAACTCCCGTAGTTGTACCAATTAAAACATTGCCTGAAGCATTGATTCGCATCTTCTCGCTATATCCGATATATAAGCCAATATGAGAAGCATTTAAAGTAAAAGGAATCGATCCGTAACTATCGTTTACCGAATTAAGGAATACTGCATCGTTTGTTCCGAATAATGAAGTTCTACCAACTCCAAAGTTGACTCCTGAAGCAGTATTTACCGTAAGCTTGTATAAGCTCGAAGTTGTACCAATTAAGAAGTTGCCCGCATCTTCGTAAGCAATGCTATTTCCTAAAGCTGTTGAGCCAGTCCATTTAGTTAAGTATCCCGTTGTTCCGCTACCACTTAATCCTCCCGCAACTGTCCAACTTCTATTAGCTGATAAGTCATAAGTAACTCCGTTAATTGTAATAGTTCTTGTGCTTGGTACTGGAGTATAACCTAATACATCTTGTTTTGCATCTAAGGCACTTTGTAAATCCGTTTGGTCTGATAATGTACCCGTAATTGCTCCCCATTCTGAAGAGCCACTTCCGCCTCCTCTATTAATGTTTACCTCAACGATGCTTGGAGTAATATTTAATGTAACATTATCGCTTGCATCCGTAACGCTTACATCAATAATATTTACACAAGTTTCTGCATCTATTGTTACGATTTCCGTAATAAGCTCTTGAGTAACATCAATATTAACTTCTACAACTGTTGGAGTTACATTTACTGCAACTTCTTCAGTCGTTTCCGTTACATTAATATCAATTTTTTGGTCAGTCGGAGTTGCGGAAACAAGGATATTATTAGTGATTTCCGTAACACCTATTTCGATGTTTTCATCACACATAATTATCGTGTTATTTCAGGAGTGATATTGAACGATCCCGCAATGTATGTCTTAACTACACCGCTTGCAAAAGTAATTTGAATATCGTATTGGTAAGTATCTACTGGAATGTCAATGATTTGCTCATTGATTTTAAACAATCCTGAAGTAGCATTTGTAATTGTAATGCCAGCAGAACTTACCGAAGTTAAAGACAAAGCTGGAGATACATCGTTAGCATTCTTGCGCAACTGCATCTTAATTACAGCGCCAGTTAAATTAACCGCTACTGAATCAATCTTTAGCTCAAAAGCTACTTGGTTAAAAGTATCGCCTTTTATATGTGTAAAATTAAGACTCATTGCTTATCTTTTTTAAAAATATTTCTAACTTTTTTACGTTCTTTTCTTTGGGCTTGTATTTACCTCTACAAGTACCAGCCTCCGAAATCTGCTTGTTTATCGGGATAGACATCTGCATTTGAATTTGTATTGTATTCAGGAAAGCTTGATTGATTAAAACTCATATAATCAATAAATCTACGAGTATAATTTTGAGCAATGCTTCTTTCCTTTTCAACTAAAAAGTCAACCTCTGATTTCTCTACATTGGTACTATTTTCGCTTCCGTGCTTATAAACTCCTTTATTCGCAATAGTATAAGCTGCAAATGGCATATATTCAACCATTGACCAATGTATAACCATTGGCTTAATATACACATTTAAAAGCATTAAATATGGATTAGCTAAGTTTCCAGCTACAATTCCATCGTTAATTTTATTAAAAAGCTTCGTACCCAAGTAATTTTGAATATGAATATCTTGTGCAACCTTTACCCATTGAATAAATTTTGACTCATCTACATTTCCATTTAAGGCTGTAAATTTAACAATATCATCTCTCGAAACAAAAAGTGCCTGTGCCATTATATAAACGTAAATCTTGATTTTAAACTATTTCTACTCATTAATGCAAATTGGTTTTTATACTTAATATTTAATAATTCGCATGCACTTCTTAAACTATCAAAAAATATTCCAGTTTGCAAATCAAGTACAATTTTTGCATTTGCACTAATTTGTCCAATATGCGCATCAGACATTCTTTTTTTTGATTTTTCACTAAAAACTTTTCCTTTATGCGCTAAACTTATTTTTCTTTTAGTTTCATCATTTCTTTTCATGCCTCTAATAGATTTAGCTCTTTTTTCTTTTTCTTCTTGAGTTTGAATTCTATTAAATGATCCATCGCCCCCATTAGTTAAATTAGCTAAAGTACCATTACCTAAATCAATTCTTCCATACTTGGCAATTAATTCTATTTCTAATTTACAAGCTTGCTCCCAAGTTAAATCTTCTGCTATAATATCAATTTTATAATCAGTTTTTTTAACGATTCTACCCCAAATTATATTTCTTCTATCAGCTTTTTGATATGCTCTTTTATAATTAGAACTTATTCCAATATAAAATACATCATTAGTATCTAATCTTGTATGTTGATAAACTAATGCCATGCTTATTATCTATTTAAAAAACCTTGATTTGGCATATCAATAGGCTTTTGATATACTTTTTTATTATTTGTTGGTAATATCTCGCCAGCTTTTCTTGCTTCTGCTGGAGTAACTTCTTTACTTCCTTTCTTTCTTGGATTGGTAAATCTTTTATAAGTTTCTCGTGTCCAAAAATGATGGCAAGCTCCGCCTCCTTTATAAAGGAATATATCGTATGTGTTTTCTCCCTTTGGCGACCAAGCTCCATTAGTTGATGGCTTTGCGCTCATTTGTTCAATATCTTCTTTACGATATAGTTTATTAGCCTTAATCATCTTTCTGCAAAACTCTCTTGAATTACTTGAAATTTCTCCAGTATAACGATAACGGCTCATAAATAACTTTCCATCTTGCTCTGATTTCAAATTTGGTCTTGCAACTCCAGTAGTTACAAATTCCCAAACCTTAGCCATTAAAGATTTTTCAGGATTGTTTAATGCTTCTAATTCAGCATCAAGTCTTTCTTCATCTTCATAACTTACTGGTCTTGAATCAATCAATTCCCATTCCGTTAAGTCAATCTCTTCGCCAAATTCTTCTACATCTAATTGGTCAATATGAGAAGATAGCTTTACTCCAGTTTCCTCTTCCATTGAAGCTGAATCCATAACTGGAGATAAGTCAGTAAACTCTAATGGCTGTAAAGTTTTAAAATATAAATTTAAACTAATACCATTGAATCCTAAAATCTCATCAAACATATCGCAAAGATTCTCTTGGAATGGTCTGATAATCATATTGTCAAACAATACAAAAGCATTCTTTAATTCATCAGCATTAGAGCTAAATCCGTTAGCAGATGGAATACCAAATAATAAACCTGATGTTACTCCATGTCCTAAAAGGATTTTACCTCTTGCTTCTTCACTTAAATATTGGTAATGTTCAGGAGCATTATTTAACGGAACTGAATCAATCGTAGTTTTCTTTGTTTCATCGTTATTGAAAGCTACAATTGTTTTAACACCATGCGATCCCGAAGTTTTGCGCTTAACATCGTTAGAAATTAATTCTTGTTTTTCTTCATCGGGAATTCCGTTGTTAAAATTAATAATAGTAGTAGGAGCAAAACCATTTTGTACATCATTGATTAAGTAGTCTGCAATTTCTTCCTCTAATTGAGCATAAGGCAATGCGCCTAAATAGTCAACATTGGAATAGTATTTTTGTCCAATAGTATAATTACCAACTGATATTAATTCTAAGGTCTTATCGCCATAACCAAAGGCTGGAATGCGCTTAGGTGGGAATTTCTTTGTATCCTGCCAATTATCGCTATAATAGTAACCTGTAATTTCGCCTTTCTCGTTGCACTTCTCCACACGAATATTCATTGTAGGAATATGCTCAACTCTTACAATAGCATTCTTTGCCTTATTGTAAATAAGTTGCAAATATCCTTGACCTAAACGTTTGTAATCAACTACTAATTTCTTCACAACATCTTTGCGAAGCAACATCTTCATTTGAGCATATTCGTTTGGCTTACGATTAGAATCAGTTGCATCTAATCCTTTGCCATAAATAAGCTTGCTAATTGAGTTGATAACTGAATTGTTAGTTGTCGATCCGTTATAACGAGCATTTAAATAGCCATAATAATCATTATTATCGCCAAATTCAACCCAATTATTCTTGTTACTCTCAATAGATTTCGGAGCTTTGTAAGCTTCCAATTCCACGAAGTGAATGTTACTCATAGAAAATTATGTTTTGATTGTGTGCCACATACTCATCTTTATTAACTGAATATGTATCAATATCTTGGTTAGTACAAAATACTTTATCAAGATACACTAAATCCGTATTATTCTTGATAGTCATTGTGTAAAAATGTCCTTGCTCTAAAGCGACAATCTTACTAAATTTCAAATAGAAGCTTTCAGCAGTACAAGTAATTGCATACTCAACTTCCACATTGGTAGTTTCATTGCGCAAAAATAACTTGTTAGCAGTTGCAAGTCTTGTTGGTATAAATTTAACCTCTTGCGCTAATGCTGATTCTTTTAAGATTATCATAATTAATAAACGATAATATTATAGGTTTGTTTTTAAATGAAAAAAGGTGGGACATCTGCCCACCAATTTTCAAACCTAAACAACACAAAATCCTAAACTCCAGCTACTACTGTAAATCCAGCAGATGTTAAAGTTGTAGTTAAGAAGTTTGCTGGAACTGGCTCTTGTCCTGATAATACTAAAGTATATCCTGACAAATCTCCCATTGCAGCACCCGTAACGATTGTACCACCGCTTACTTCCATTCCATGAGCTAAACCGCAATAGAACAAGTTTCCGTTGTTATCTTCAACAATTACTTGTGGTCTGCCATAAGAAAGCAATTTGATTTGCTTATGGTCTTTAATTGTTAACTTCTTCAAAGTCAAGTTAAGCGTTTGCTCGAAGAAAGTAGTACCATTTTCACGAGATGAAGTGATAGTTTGCTCAAATGAAGAGTTTCCTTTCAAATCATATTTGTAAGCTGTTGGTGTACCAGCTACCGCAGAAATGGCATCCGTATCCGTAACATCGTATGTTACTCCAGTAGCATCGCCCTCGTTAACAAAGTAAACGGCTTTCAATCCTCCGTTACTTGTTTTGCAAGGCTCTAATCTACCAAGTGAAATATCACAAGCCATATTAAAATAAATTAAATGATTGAAAATAAGCTCCCCGAATTAACGAGGAGCTATTAAGATGCTAATTAGTTAGCAGAGTTAGTGATACCGTAAGTAACGATATCTTCTACGATGCCATATTGAACGCCAGCAGTCATTCGCATTACTACACGAACGTTTTGCGATCCATCTAAATCTGACATATCAATCAATTTAACTTCTGACAAGTCAGTTAATAAACCAGTACCGAAGAACAAGTTGTCCTTAGTAGTAGCGATTGCTGTATTTGCAGCTAAACCATTTGCTACAAAGATTTTAACACCATCAAAAGATAAAGAGCCATTGTTGTACCATTGAGTACCCATAGCATTAGTACCGTTAGCTCCTAAACCTGATGCACCAAATCCACCCAATGAACGAACATAAGCACGAGCAATGTTTTGTGAAACGTAGATGTACAAGCCATCATTTCCGTAAAGAGCAGCTGGAATAGCATCAACGATTTTGCCTAATTCAGCAACAACGTTAGAAGCAGTAACTGTAGTACCAGCAACTTCTTGTGCAGCTGGAAGAGCAGCATCAGCAGCTAATAATGTAGCGAAACCATCAAACTCGCCAGCGTTAGCAGTAACACCTGACCAAATGTTTGTTTCGTTCTTTGCAGCAACTTTAGCAGCAACATGAGCAACTAAGAAGTCAGCGAAAGAAGTTGGCAACACATCAAATGCGCCATATCCTTGTTGTGCTGATAACCAATCAGAATGGAAATCTTTCTTGCAAAGTTGTAAGTTAACTTGGAACTCTTCAGGAGCTAAAATTCTTTCAGTCAAAGTAACTGTAGAAGTAGCAGTAAAGTCGCAAGAAGCGTTTTTCAAGATTGCATCAGTAGACAATTTCTTGATAACCTCTTTGTACTTGATAGATGGTTTAACTGTAATACCGCCAGCTTCGATAGTTGGAGCTGATAATAATGCTGCAGCGATAATATTATCTTTAAATTCGCCAGCATAAGTTGTTGTAATGCTTGTTGTAGTAGCCATTATTTATTTATTGTTTGTTAAAAATTTTTGAGTAAACTGAATCTTCGATTGAACGAGTACGATTCTTTGCTAATTTAAATGAAGATACCTTGCTTTCTGCTTCAGGATTAGGAACAATTGCTTCTGCTCCCTCCTCTACATTTGACAATTCAATTTCTAAAGATTGCTTAGACAATTTCAAAGCCTCATTCTCTGCTTTGATTTCTTCTAATTCATTGCGCAATGCTTCAATTTGTGCTTCGAAGAATGTTTCTTTTGAAACTGATTCAACGATACGCTTAGGAGTTGGAGCTGGTGTTTCTGCTTCCATCATAGGCTCAACAACCTCTTCAGGAGCAGCCTCAACTTCAACTTCAACTTCCGCTTCAGCTTCTTCTTGTTTGATTTCAGCAATAATGCCCTCAACCGCAACAACTAATATGCTTCCATCTTCCAATTTGTACTCGCCTACTGGCATTGGTACAATCCCATCAGCAGTTACGATTCCAATAGAGTAGTCAGGCTCGAATGCTTCAGCTTCTACAATGGTAATACCATCTTCAAGCTTCATTTGAGCAAGCTTAACCTCTAAAGCAAGTAACGCTTTGATTTGGTTTAACTTGTTTTTGTAGTTCATACTTATTTATTTAATTGATTAATTTACACTTACAATAGTTCTTGGAGAATTTGTATTAACAACATTAGATGGAGCCACTTGCTCAACTAACGATCCAATTCCTTGATTAATAATCTCTCCTTTACAACAATCTTTTGAATATGTTCCATCCTCGCATAAGCAAGCACGATTCCCTCCTTGTGGAGATGAAGTTTTATTCTTCGCCATCTTTAAGTATGTCAATAATTTGTTTAACAATTTCTTCTTCTTTAGCCATTTCTAATTTATCCGCAAAATATCCCTCAATAGAAAAGCCTTTAACTTTTCCATCTTTAACATCTTGCCAAACCTTGTCATTGTCTGCTTTCATTGAAATCATCCAAGTACCTTGTGGCAATGAAAAGCCATAAGCATTAGATTTATCATTTTCAGTATCATCAATAATCCAAGATTCTACAACAGTCATTCCATCAATCTTGCTATTATGTTGCAAAGTAGCATTTGACTGATTGCCATTTTTTAGGAATAATTCAGATGCTTGCTTTACTGTTTCCTTTGAGAAGAATACATAAAACTCATCCTTTCCATACTTACGATAAATCTGCTTATTTGGTATTAATGCCGCCCCCATCAATATCCGTTTCTCCGCATCTACTTCGGCAAGCTTAACTTCGTATTCTTTATTTAAAGCGACAAAGTTGCTCTCTATTGCGGGAAAGTCGACAAGGGAAACGGCATCAATGCCATCAGTATCTTTATCAATAATTAATTCCACGATTCTCATAACCTATAAACGATTTAAAATTTGATTGTTTTATTTTCACTACATAGATGCAGAGCTAATGATATTTCTATCAAGGCTTTGCGCAGTTGTTACATCCTTAGAAACTACATAAGCTTTTATAGGCTGATTAGATTGATTGCCTATTGATTGTGCTACTTGATTAATTCCACTTGCACCAACTACATTAAATTTAGGAGCTGGAGGAGCTACCATTGTTGCTCCCGATCCACTTCCGCCTTGAATGCCTGAAGAGTTAATTGCATCAATACCTTGCTTTGCTGACATAATTGCGGAAGCTATACCTACTGCTCCAGCTGCTAATTCAGCAATACCAGTTGGAGAAAAGTAACCCGCTTTTGCTGCATTCTTTTGAGTATTAATTGCAATTGAAGCAACAGCCGAAGCTTGGTCTAATATGATACCCGCAATAGCTAAATCTTTATTATCTCCCGCAGCTTGTTGTAATAATCTACCAGCAGACATAACAACATCAGCATACTTTAATTGTAAATCTTTACGAGTTTCAAATGCTTTTTGGTCAATTTCTGCTTGCTTTAATGCTCTTTCTTGGGCAAGCAAAGCATATAAATTATTCTTTTCCCCCTCATCTTTAGTTATTGCTTCTATTTCTTTTGCTCTTCTTTCATACCATAAGTTCAAAGCCTTTTGGTCATTGTTGGCTTTCATATCTTGGATTTCGTCATTATAACGTTGCTCCAAATCTGCAATACCTTTTAGGTAATTTTCATACTGTTCTTGTGCATCACGATATTGCTTAGCATTTAAATCTTCTTGTTGCTTAATCTCATCTTTCTTAATAGCAACTCGCTTATCTGCATTTTCCTTTTCAGTTTTAGTAAGTCTTTTTGTTCCCTCTTCAAATCTTGTAATTGATTCGTTATAATTCTTGCTAAAATCGGTAACGCTTGATTTAGCTGATTCCCAAGCACCCGAAAAATCTCCAGTAACAAATTTGTAAACTGATTGACCTAAACTACCTAATGATTGAACAACAGCTGAAACGGAAGAGTAAACTACTGCAAAAGCTTGACTTACCATTGGCAATGCTTTTAATGCCAAGTCAACCATTAAATTAAACAAAGGCTCAACGATAGCATAAATACCATTGAATATTCTCTCCATTCCAATAAGCAATGGCTGAAGCTTTTTAGTTGCTTCCGATGAATTATTAAATGCAGCTACTAATCCACCTACTAATGATACAAGTAAACCAATTCCAGAAGCCTTTAATGCTCCACTAAATGATTGAGTTGCTACCTTAGCTTTATTGATAGCTCCTCCAAGCATACCTAAAGGTCCGCCCGCATTTTCTAATGTGTCAATCCAATCAGAAGAAGCTGCTCTTGAAGATTTAATCTTGTCCTCTAAGTCATCAATTTGGTTATATATCTGCTTAAATTCTTCCGATCCAGCAGCAGTATCTTTTAATTGCTTCTTTAATGCTTTTAATTGCGCAATAGAGCCCTCTAAATTGCTATTAATCTGTAAGTCTACCTCTACTGTTTTTGCCATTTTATTTGTCTTTTAATTTGCTTGTATCCTTTTTTAAATGTGTTAGGCAATTCATACTTGCCTTTGGCAATTTCTATTACTTCCGATTGACCATAATGGTCTAAAGCGATAAGTAAATCAAGTATCTTTTTTATCATAGCGTTATTCTAATTACTGATGTATATTGTCCCCAAGTATCAACATTATAAGTAGGAGTGCCTGAAATATGTGGCAATCTTATTTGATGTGTTGCTTTAGTATAACCATTATTAAATGGATTTGTAATAATTAGCAACGCTTCGCTTCCATCTGCTGAAACTTTATAAGCCGAAATGGGAGCTTTAGCTTGGCAAAGCATAACTGGAATATTTGAGCTATCTGCATCCGTGTCAGAAGTCCAAGCACCATTCCAATAAATTTGTGGTCTTAACCAGCTTGTTGATGCTCCAACAATATCTCTATTTTGCATCACTTGCCAATATCCGATATGAAACCAATCATATAATCCATTGTCTGCAATACCTAAATCCCCCCAATAATAAACTAGCGGATTGTCATTGTTTACTCTATCGTGATTATATTCCCCGCCAATAGGCATTGGAGATGGTGACCATAAGTAAAGACCATCACCATAGGCAAACGACCAAACTGCAAGAGATTGATTCATTGATGGAGCTACGCTTGGTCTATATCCTAACATCGAACCATTTTGAACACCAGTACGAGCAAAGTAAAAATCTGCTTTATTAGGCTCTTGTAATGCCCAAAAATATCCCATTACTTTTTTCGTTTTTGCAGCTTCAGCTCCTAAAATATCTACAAGTAATTTACGAGTAATGTCGTAGTTATGTACAAAGGCATAAAGTAACCAATTTGGTCTGCCCATATTGACATAATTAGCCACATAAAAAGAATCGTAAACATCAATAGCTCCTTCGTAAAAACGATGGTAATAAACTGCTGATTTACTTTTTGTGCCTAATAGGTAATAATTTTTATAATCATCGTATAAGCCAGTAGCTTTTACTTCATTAATTGTATGGTCAACTACTGAAATAAAACCATTTCCATTATTACCTTGAAAACCTCTTTGATATAATCCTTCCGCATAATTGCTTAAACGAGGATAAACTCCTCCGCTTGCTTGCCAATTTTGAGCAATAGAATGAGCCTTACAATTTTCCCAAATTTGCTTATAAATTGAACCTATTAAAAAGCTATCTCTTCCAAAGCCAGCAACATATTCAAAATCGAATTGTAAGTTTATTCCAGTTGATTCATTAACTGGATTGTCAGCAGTACCATTTGGATTAAAGAAATTTAAAAACAATGTTGCTGGAGCAGTATAATTATAACTTCCTTCATATGGTACTAAAGTCCATTCATAAGGATTAATTTCTGCATAAGTTTTAATACCTACTCCATAAACTGAATAACGCCAATCTGCTCTATCATCAGGCAATACTGCCAAAGATTCAATTAATGCACAAATATAACTTACATCAGTAGCATTATTAAAATTAGGAGTTATTCCTCTAACGTGTCCGCTTGCTGATTTAATCCAAGAATCTCCATCAAAAACGTGTCGTTTATTTATTGGCACAAAGTGCAATATATTATTTGAATCTCTTGTTGGATTCAAATCTTTACGCATAAAGTAATCTGAATTACTTGGAGTGCCATTAACGAAATTTTTAAGATACAACATTGAAGAATATGTATATCCTTTATTATTTCTTGTTGATGTTCTCCATTGTCTTGTTGTACTTCCAAATGTACCTGAATCCTTAACTACACAATCAAGAATAGGATTTAATACGGATATAAAGTCCTTTTGATTGCCATTCTTGTCTAAAATAGGCAATGTATTTGGGAATCTCCTAAAATAGCTAATATGCTTAAAGTCTTCCTTTGGAAAGAAGTAATCTGGTCTAAAATAATACTTTAAACTCCCTACCGTAGTTGCACGATTTCTATCTGCTGCAAGATGTACAATCGGAAAAGTGAAATTATCAACTTCAAACCCAGCAATTATATCTCCATCAAAGTTATTTGTTCCCCATTTACCAATCGTGATTTTTAAATCGTAACCTTTCATGTCTGATAAATCTATATTTGTCAAAGCATCAGTACGATATTCAGCGTAATCTACTTGCCATTTTTTAACATCAGATTCATTTGGCTTTTGTGTCCAAAGTGCATCGGTTAATCTATTGCTTGAATCAAGCGACATATCCGTTCCCCACCACCAGTTTCCAAAGTAGTTATTTGAAACCTGAATGCCTTGTGGATATTGAATAATTGAATCATCAACCCAACTTACATCGGTAGTTGATTCAAGAAGCTCTTGAGCTGTTCCTACAATTTTGCCACTACTATTTAAAGTAACATAGTAAGACTTGAATTGTGGAGTAGGAATTACATAGTTACCAGCTGGAGCTAAATTGGTTTTTTCTACGTTTGTATAAAATGTTGTAGTTGAATCCAACAAGCTATTGTTTGCATATAAAATAGCAGAATTGACATCTTGGTCAAGATTCGTTAATTTTGTCCTTGCATCTGAAAGTGAAGTGAATGCCATTTTATTAGTATAAAGTGTAGTATGTAATTGATTCGTTTGTAATTGTTGGGCAACCTGATTCGCCAGTTGTTGTAATAGCTAATAAAGTACCGCTTGGCTCGCTTGTCAATACCGAACTAATTGTATAAGTATCTGCGCCATTTGTAACTCGTTCATCAATTACAAAATCGCCAATTGTATATTCCTCTGAATAAGCAACTGAAGCATCTTCACAATTGTAAAGCTCGTACCATTCAGTTGTAGGAACTGGAGGAGCTTCCGTATCAACTCTAAAATCATTAATTAACTCAAGACTTACCTCGCCAGTAGTTAAATCAGTAGTATATGAGTTAATAGTGTATCGCTTATCCCTTATTACAAGCCTATCGTTTAAGTTTAAGGCAGTTAAAAAAGGAATTGGCATAATCGCTTTAATGCTTACAATTCGAGCCTTTACACTAAAGATATTCGTAATGTAATCATCGTAGTAATTAGCATACAAAGTATTAGTTTCAATGAAATTTGTAAAGCTTGATTGTTCAGCTCCAAAATTTATTGACCAATTAACACTTGAAATATTAGTGTCTTGCCCGAATACATTGTAAGCCAAAGCAGTCGTTGTTGTAGAGCCATCGTTTATTTTAAACGAAGTAGAAGTTAACGATCCATATTCATACAAAATAACTGGCTTTGGTATGTAATTATCAAATCCTACTTTTAAAGAATAGCCAACTTGCAAGTCAGTACCAGTAAACTTTTGAAATAACAAGTTTTCAAATGGCACTTCAATCTTGTACTCATAGCCATCGCTATCCAATTCGTAATTTAAATTCCCGTATTCATGATTAGCAATAGATAAGTATTGCTTATTCATGAAGCTTTCACTTGGCTCGTAATTGAATTTTATTTGCTTATAAGCCTTTTGTCTTGCAATGGTAATTTCATCAGTTACAACATACTTAGAAATGTCTTTAATTTGACCAGCATTATACCAAGATTCAATCTGCTCAATTTTGAATATCGAATCCTCAACCGAATAGCAAGTAAGATTAAACATCTTTAGAATTCCCATAAAGAATTCTTCCAAGCTCATATCAGGCATATAAGAAGCAACATTCAAAATAGTATCCGTAGTTTGGCTTGTACTTTGAGTTACAGTTACATCGCTTGTTACTGTAGTGCCTACTTTTGTTTCAAAGTAATAAACCGAAGTATAAGTTACTGGAGAAGTAGCTGATATATGAAATGTGTAAGCTCCTGATTCGCCAAGAGGAGCTTCCAAGTACATTGGCGAAGTTTGTGTAACATAGCTCTGCTCGCTTAGTTTAATTCCGTTACGATAAACATAAAAAGTAAATGGAGTACCTGAAGAAGTAAATGTAAAAGTAATATGGCTTTGACTTAAATAAGCTGGCGATGTAGGCTTTGTATAAGTTAATGTATCAGTTAGTACATTGAACATTCCTTGAGTGCCAGTAGTCGAAGTATTTGTTTGGAAGTTAATTTTTGTAACTCTAAACTTCTGCTCGAATAAGTCAGTATTTTTTAGCCACAAGAAAGCACGAGTAAATCTTGAATCAGTCAAGAAATCCCCTTGAAATGTTAATCCTAAATCATTAGCAATAGCATCAAATATACTTGCAACTTTCATTGCGGGAAATAAATCCGAAGTATAAATTGGTGTTGCAGTATTTGATATATCCCAATTGCTTACAGCAGCTCCGCCTCCTCCATATTGCCAAACATTCTTCGAGCTGATTAAAGGGAATTTAATATCAAGATTTGCTAAAGTAGTTACACGAGTTTTTACTACAGTTCCACTATATGCAAAGTCATATGAGCTAAAGTCAATGTCCTTTAATTGCTTGCCAGCAAAAGCATCTTTTAAGCTAATCAAACTACCGATAAAAGTAATTTGGTAATTGTCCAATACTCCATTCTTGTATTGCGCTTTTTCAATTTGAATCTTTCCTTTTCTGAATGGAATAGTATCAAGCTCAATATAGCCATCAACTCTTTTTCTTGCATCAAATCCATTATCAATAGCATTTTCGTACCAATGCTTAAAGATAGAGTTGTTGACATCTGAAGCGGGAACAGTAAACGATTGACTAAAATCAGTAAAGACTTTACCAATGTCATTTACATCTTGGATTGTGCTTGTGATGCTAATTGTTTCATCCTTAAAAAGCTCAAGTCTTTTAGCAACTCCATCAACATAAATATATACTCCAACTATTACCATTAAATTACATTGTTAATTAAGCTATAAGCATATTCAAATTCCATTGTATAATTGATGTTACGATCCATCAATGCAGTTTTTAAGCTTGTGCTTGTTGTCTTGCATTCTACTGGCTTGCCATCAAGTAAAATTGTTTCAGCTAAAATCAAGTCTTGGATTAAATCTGAATAATTCTCATTAACCCATCCAGTATTTAATACTACTGATTGACTTCCATTAATATTAAATGAAGTGCTTTGTGGTCTGCTTGTATTATAATCAATCGCATCAGGCATCATCTTATAAGTAGTCGATTCCGTACTGATTGAATTAGTTTGAGCCTTAAAGAAGCTCAAGAATTGCCAACCACCAAAACGATTTACAAATGAACATACTACTGGAGTATATTTAACTTCACAAACTGGAGTAACTCTAAATGTTTTAGTAATAACTACAACTCCACCTGACCAATAACGAATCGTTAATGTATTTCCATTTTTATACTTAACCGATGAAGTGCTAAATGGAATTGATAACATATTTTTGGTAGCAGCATCAGAAGTATTAATCAAAATTGTTAATGCCTCATTTCTTCCATTCAAATCTTTATAGCTAATGTCTACCTTATCCCCTAAAGCAGTATTAACTATAACATTGACAAAAGGAATGTTGCCTAAAGTATATTGAATTTCCTTTGCTGTATCTGCAAGCACTACAAAAGCATTTGAAGCATCAGTAGAATTATATCCATCTAAATACTTTGTATATCCATTTACTCCAACATAGTCAATAGTATCTACTAATGTGTACGATCCATAAGTAGTTTCCTTGTATCTCTTAACTCTTACATTGCACCACATTGAATTATTCGATTCAGTTGGAGCTATGTTGTCAATATATTCACGAATAAAAGAAGATATATTGTAGCTATTTTCGGTTTGAGTAGCTGAAGCATTTCGCTTACTTAAAGTATAAGTAGCTGAAGCTGGTACTGAAGCTGGAGCATTCCAAAGAAATATTTCAATCTTACTTCCTACTTGCCCACTTTCATCTATTAAAATAAAATATGGACTTCTTGCATTAATTATCATTTCGTATTCGTTAAATTATAATCTACTAAAGTATCAACATCTGCTGCAAAGGAGTTAATCATATCGTTCTCAATGTACTTTTTATATCCAGCTTGGAATGGCTTGGTAAAAAACAAAGTAGATTCTAATCCTTTATGCCAAATGCTACGAGTAATTAAGAAAGCTGTTGAATCGTAGCTCAAGAACTTACCCGTTTTTTTATCCCTAAATTGAATGCCTTTTTGCTTAACCCATTTATTTATTCCTTGTGTTAATCCTCCGCTTCCACCTTTGCTAAATTTAAATACTGAATTTGGAGCTTTGTTTCCGCTTGTCTTTCCTTTAACACCTTGATCCAAGTATTGCCCGTAGTCGTTCATTCTGAATCCTACAACAGCATACTTATCTTCAATTAAAATATCGCCTTTAATTGAGTTGTACAAAGACTTCGTATTATTGTGCTTTGTCCTTGTCAAGTTTGACTTGGATTGTTGCACCACATAATCCCTATACTTCTTTACAAGCGCATAAGTATTTTTTAATTCCATTAGCAAATGGTCATATCTTGAGGAATGCTTACATCAAAAGTTAATGTCCATCCTGCAATCTTATTTTCGAATCTATCAACAAATGGCTCGAATGATGGAGTGCCAGTAACTTGCACCAATTCATCAAATAGCTCCCCACGAATTAAATCCAAATACAATCTATTCCCGATTGATAATTGAGTATTTAAAACATCGTGAGTATTATCATTGCCCTCAAATAAAGAAGTTGTTTCTGACTTGCTCTCATCTACAATATCCATAAAAAGAATGGACAAATTGAATGAAAGAGTTTGCTCATCAGGAGTAGCATTATTAACAATTATATGAGTTAAAGGGAATATCGTTTGCTTATTTAAGTCAATGTCGTAAATATCCCCAATAGAAACTGAATTAATAAATCCAGTAGCATTTAAGTAAGTCTTTAGCCTATTGACTAAGTAATAGTATCCGTTCATTTTAATTGCTTATTAATCATTTTCGCTTCTAAATCATTCTTTTGTTTCTCAAATGTTAGCCAAGTTAGGCACTGATTTAGAGAAAGCTTGGTAATATCATCAAATCTTCTAACATCGCCTTGAGCAAGAGCATAGAGTGAGGAGTACCATCCCCATCTTTGCCCAAATTGTGCTTGTTCAGAATACTCATTGCCTCCTGATTCCCCTCCAAATAGGTCAACGTACTTTTCAGTAACTCGTTCCCTAAATGATAAAAAAAAACCCTTGCTCCTAAAACAACATCTAATGGCGCATTCTTCATTACATCGGAGTAAGCATCCGATCCCAAGTAAGGCTCAATCGTATATTTATTACCAATCTTCGTTTTAATTGGTCTATATAAGACTGCCATTGCCTTATGTAACTCTTTCCAGTCGTTAATATATGTATCTAAATCCATATATTCCCCTGATGTAATGTCCTCCATATTTGGAATGAATCCAAACTCAACTCCACCAAGCTTAAAAGTTTTCACAAGCTTATGGTCTTTATTGAACATATTTGTTAGGATGCCATTAATATCCAATATGTCCTTGTATTTAATTTGAGGAACAAGCTTTAAATCTATCCCGCAAAATATCTCAATCATTTTGTGATGCAAGAATTCCGAATCTTCGTTGTTCTCCGCAATCTTTAAAAACTTTTGATAGCGAGCCAATGGCACTTCGCTTAAATCCGTAGGAATAGTAATTTCTACTTTCATAATTTATAAACGAGTTAAGTTTTTATTTGTTACTCTAATACACAAAGTATTGACCTTTGCTTGGATTAGATAAGTGATAAAAGACATTGTATCGTATAGCATCAATAGCGTGATTAAAGTTGTCAATTACCAAGCCTGATTTCTTATCCGAATAAATATAGTTATTAAATTCCTTTGCAATGTTTGAGCTGTTAGGCTCTAAGATAATTTCGTAGTCTTGCATCAAAGCAATACCAGCTGATATACTTCCAGCTCCTTTTTCAGTTGGCTGAATGTTGCACTTTTGACTTTGCAATTCAGCAATTAGTCTTGGCTCTGCACTATCCGCAATAATCAAATTGCCTCCGCATACTTGCTTGTTAATTATGGCAATCTCTGAAGTAGTTAGCTTAGGCTTATACAAATGCTCCTTAACGTATATCTTGCGCTTATTCTTGTCAATTGCTACCTCTACCAATGTAGTTGGATCGATAGAGAATCCAAAGTCTTGCCCAAATGATGTTTGCAGTTTGTCAGGATTGAAATCTCCGAATCGCCAATTCGTAAATACAACTCCCTCTGCTTTGTCAAGCCACCCACCAAGAATAGTATGTTCAAACTTCTTTGGATTGTTTTTCTTTAATGCCTCAATCTGATTTAAAAATGATTCAGAAAGATATTCAATATTATCTTGGTAAGTAGTATGGATATAAGTCGTATCTCCTTTGGTTAATGTTTCTCCAGCTTCAACTCCGTTTTGCTCAAAGAATCTATTGTAGATAAAATGTTCCTTAGTAGTCGGATTCAAAATAAGTATAACCCTATTTTGTTTTTGGGAATTACGAACTGATAAGTCAATCTTATCAAATATATCCTCCTCAACTAATTCTTCTGCCTCATCAAGAATCCAAGTCGTAACACCTTGTAACGATTTCAAGTTTGCAGTTTGAGTTCCTGAAGATGTCTTAATTCCTTTGAATAGAATCTTGCTACCAGTACGAAGATTTATAATCTCATCTTTGGTAATGCTGAAGTCGTTATGCAAATCAGCCATCTCAATCTTCTCTACAAATTCGGGAATAATTGAGATATGAGCAGATGTTAATGTGTAACGAGTAAATAGTATGGTATGGCCTACTTCGTACGTTAGAAGCAAAAGAAATGAGTTTAGTGCAAACGATTTCCCGCTCCCACTTATCGCCCCCCCGTTATAACGAAGTATCTACTACTTTCGCTAAACAGGGGGATATATTTTTTGTTAATAGTTATCATATATGTTTCCAACTTCTTTTATAAAGTACATCTTTAATTGTTGCTTCAGAAACTCCATACTCTTTTGCTAATCTTGTTCTTGAGTATTTTCTTGGAATAAATTTGCTTCTTATCTCAAGTACTTTTGTTGAAGTTAGAACAGAATTGCCTACCTCTTCTCCTCTTAAAACATATTGCAAATTGTTATCTTTGCAATGTTGTAAATTTTGTTTTCGTGTAACCCATTCAAGATTCAAAATATTATTGTCATTTTTGATCCCGTTTTTGTGGTTACATTCTAAAATACTACTATTGTCATTCGGATTAAATGTTTGCAAAATAATTCTATGCACTTTTATCGTACATAATTTGCCATCATTTCGCTTTAATACAGTTCGCAAATATCCTGAACTGTCAAGTGCTGGCTTCATAATTGCAACCCTACCCGTATTTTTCCAATTAAATGTTTTAATTCTTCCTAAATTAGAACATTCGTAGCCTTGGTAGCCATCAATTTTTTTCCATATTTCCATAATGCAATATAGCTAAAAATGATTTTCAAAGCAACACCCTATCATTTGAATTTGACAATCTCCTTAATATCAAAATCGTTAACCGTATGAGTTGTATTTTGGTCAATAACTTGCTTAGGCATTCCGTATTGATATTGGAAGAATAACTTAACTGCCCAATCTTTATGGTCTTCTAATGCTGCTACTAATGCCTCAAATGCTTTAGGCTCTAATGGAGATAGCTTCTCAATTAAAGATTGCTCTTCAGCCTTTGACTTTCTGCCAGCTCCCTCTCTTTTGCCTCCTCTTTGCTTCTCTTCCATTTTAATATTCGTTATAAATTCTTCTAATTTCCCCGATGTAATCTCTCCAACAAGATGAACAAGAAGTTGACTCTAAGTTCACATTAAATATATTCTTGTAAATAGCTGATAATTCCCTTTGAACTACTGGAGTAATTTGGCTTGGATTGCTTGCAAAGAACTCTTTTAAGTAGTTATAATCTTCCTCGTTCAAGCAATTAGGCTTTTTGTAAGGAAAGATTTTGTTGAGTTTCTCCTTTCTTTCATCGCATCCGCAATCTAAACCAGTAATCTCGCTAAATAATTCAACTGCCTTTTTAATTCCAGTTGCTTCGGTAAGCTTTTCTATCGAATCGCCTAAGCCTTGTGATTTTCTTTTTCCCATTGTTTAATCTTTTCTTTGCAATTTTTAATTGTATTGTAAACTGACATGAAACCGATATTCGTTCTTCTTGCTATTTCTCTCATACTTACTCCTGATTCAATCCAAAGCATGAATAGCTTCTTATCATACCAATCCCAAGTTTCGATGTAATCTTGGTAAGGCTTTGCAAGGTCAATGATATACTCATCATTCTCTTCTATTAACGAGTATTCTATCTCTTTTGTTATCTCTACCTTTTCAACTTTCTTTCGATGCAAGTCCATTGTAAGGGATCGTAGCGTAAAGTAAAAGTAGGCTTCGTTGATGTCCTTTTCAAAAACTTTGATGTATGCCTCTTGCACTACATCTTCTGCATAATGTACTTCGCCAAACTTTTCCACCACACGAATCCAATGTTTATGCTTCGAGTATATGTGATTCATCGTAGTTTATATATCTCTTCAACAGTAAGCTTCCAATATACTCTATCATCTTCTTTCAAACGATTCTCAAGTATTAGCTCGCATATAAGCAAAGCTAATTCTATGGCATTGGCTCTATCTCTACAAAAGAAATTAGCGTGATTGCATAGGAAAGATGCCCTTTCTTCAGGTTTCATATATCTCTTTTTTATATAAACGAAAAAAGTATCGTTTTATCCTTTAAATTTTGATAACTCGTGATTGAGATACCAAATAGCTTTTTCAATGTCTTGCTTCTTATTCCCTTTCTTATCTGCTCGCAAGATATACTTGATTGCATTCCCTAACTCAAAGTTCAATGAGTAGTCGTTAATTATGTCAATTACCTCAAATTTTTTGCCCTGATAATGAGCTGGGGAATTAACCATATCTTTAACTTCACGAGTCATTTCAAGTAAAGTTTGGTCTAAGCCATTAAAATTCGATTCCATCTATTCCGTAAGATTTAAGTAATAAATTCATTTGAGTATTCAATCCATCGTGTTTTACCTCATCCATATCTGACATTTGTATTCCAATTCGGAATAACTTAATCATAATGTTGCCAGCTTCGATATGTTGGTCAACTGCTTCAGCGGATGCTTCCTTTGAGTATAGCCTATCGGTAATTGATTCAAGCTCTTTTAGTACAGCATTGCTTTTAAACTTTAAGCTCTGCTTGTTAAAGATGTTCTTTCTAAAGTCATTGTCTATATGGTCAATTAAAGCATTAGTTAATCCAGCATATATTACTATTGTTTCTCTTTCAGTTAGTTTCATATTTCAAATGGTCTTTAATTATCTTCGTTTGTAAAAATACAACTTTTTGGTTATATCCATCTAAGTTAAGCAATCTTTCTCTCTTGACTTCCAAGCACTTATGCAAATCAATAATAATAATGCCTCCGCCAAGATTGATATTAAACTGGTTAGGCTTTGTCAATTGCTCATCTATCCAAGACAGGGCTTGTTGGTAATTCGATGGTAAGAGTTTCTCTGAACTTATCGTGTTGTTGCTTGTTGATTTTAACATAACCTCTCCCTTTTAAAAATGCTTCGATGCGATCCGTGTCAGCTCCGAGTAACCATCGCTTCTTTCCCTCTTGTGAATAATGGTCGTGAAATAGTTTGTCGTAATCTATTTCGACATAAATGGTCTTATCTGCTGACCGATAGTAATGCTTTCTTGCTTTTGCCATATTGATAAAAAATGATTATTCAAAGTTCGTAAATAAATAACTCAACTCTTGGATTCAATTTATCTATTTCTTTTGTCATTTGCAACTGCCAGCAGTTCCTATCATTCTTGATAATTCCTGATGTCTGCAAGCAATCTAAAATTACCTTAGCTGCATTGTCCAAGTCTGAACGATTTGACTGGAAATAAACTTTCATAGTTATCCCAAACTTATCGTTAAACTCTTGCAATACTTTCATTGCTTGCCAAGCGAATGCCTCTTCGTATTCTTTAAGCTCTCTTGATTTAAACAAGCGATTGTTAGCTATGCGATAGCCATTACTCTTACTTGGAACTTGTCCTTTGATAGTTAGTAACATTGCTAAATATGGTCTTTTAAAGTGATTAATCTTGCAGTTCCTTTTGCTACATTTCGAAGATACCTGTGCTTATCAGCTGGATGCATTACATAAAATCCTCTTGAAGTAATTTGTATGCTTGACTTTCTATTACATTTATCGCAAGAATAATGAATTCTATCTTTCAATGGGAAAGCCTTAAACATATCTTGAACTCCTTTTAAATCGTTATCGTGATTGCACCAGTAACAAGTTAAGTAATTATCGTGTCTTAGATTCCAATGATTTCGATATTCTTTACGAAGCTTCCCTTGTCGCTTGAGTTTTTCTCTTGCATTATCTCGCTTCTTTATTTCGGTAATGTCGTATATCTTAAAGAAATTTGAAAGCTTCTTAAGTGCTAATAATTGCTTGCAATCGCATCGTAAGTTTATTGACTTTGTATTCCCCGATCTATTGAATCGTTCAATCAAATTATCATTGGCATAATCGTAATTGCAATTAGGGCAATGCAATTCGTTTTGTGTCAATGTTTCTGCTCTATTTGCCATTGCATTTATGTTTTGAAGTGAATGTATCAGTTTTGCATCCGTAGTAATAATAAGTTGAATCGAAGTCATCGTGAAAGTCTTGCTCAACTACTTGCAAATATACTGGCTTATGCGGATGCTCTAATTCTTTTTTATTTATTGTCCAAAAATAATAGCCAGCTATGCAAGCCATTAATAAAATTGTTAGTTTTCTCATTATTCTATCGGTTTAATATTTCCAGCTTCATCCAATCTTACATCGAAGTCTGCCAAGTTCTGAATAAATTTCTTATATCCTTGTACCTTTGCTAAGTTAACATCTCCATTACACTTGCTCCATATCTCTTGCTTTTCCTCTCCTGATAATCGAAGTATTCCAGTTTCCTTAGCTATGTCATACAATGAGCTTAATCCTCCCTCATACCATTTAAACTTCTTATCATTTGCAACACTATGAGCATAGTCATTAGCGTTTACTATTGCTTGTGCTTTAAGTTCTTCTTGGCTTGGCTTTGGCAATGGCTCATCTTCAACAACTCTTTGTGCAACGATCCGTGTTTCTTGAGCTGAAAACTCTAAGTATCTTGCCATAATTCTACCAAAAAATTCACAAGAAAAGTTCTCATAGCATTTAGCATCTATTCCAAGTTTACCAGCTACTGCCATATCAAAGGCAAGTTTTATCTCTGCTAAAGTAACATTGCCAAAATTAGTTTTGATAAAGTTAATAAGTACAAAGCTTTCTTCTTCAGTTGGCATATTGTTTGCTCGTAAGCCAACCAAAAGCATTGAGTAACGTAATACTTGCTTTAACTCTTTTTCTTCCGTTACACGCAAAGTATTGCCTCTTCTTGCTTGCATTAACTGCTCTGCTAAAGCATTACCAATTACGGAGGGCTTCCATTCTTGCAGCTGATGTTCCAAGTTTCTCTGAGTTATTAGTTCCATTAGTTTTAAATTTAGTTGAGTTAGTAATCCAAGTTTTTATTCTTCTGCTAATATCGAAATACTTTTCGTTTTCCCATCTCTCTTTTCCTTTTTTATCTTTCTCTGTCCAGTAAGAATAAAAGTTGTCGTATTCATCTCCTAATTCAACAACGTATTGTAAAAGTTGAACACTAAAAGATACTTTACTTTCTTTTTCTTTTATTTCATTTACTTTACTTTCCTTTTCTTTACTTTGTTCAACGGTCGTTGAACGGTCGTTGAGTTTTCGTTTCTCTGCTGACCTTAAACCAGCTTCTCTCCTCTGCTCTTTCATTCTAAAGTAAGGCTCTAAGTAAACTAACATCTTCGGAGAGAAAAACTTTTGCGATTCATCTATTTCAAATAGATCGTACTTGCTGACAGTTACTTGAATCTTTGCCTCTGATACTCCAAACTCTTCTGCTAACAAGTCTAAATCCTCTAAAGGATACATAAGGTCTTGTTGCTCCCTTAGAGTTTCTAATAGCATAAAGTATATGCCATAACCCTCAACTCCTAATTCCTTTCTTAATCTCCGAATCTTTCGGTCGTGTCTTGCATTACAAAAATGCGGGAAATAATAAGCTTCTTTTTCCATTGTTATAAATTGTTTAAAGCAGTTTGATATGCTTGTGATGCTTGTTCAATATTGTTATAATATCCTAAAAAATGCTTTTTACCATTATAATGAATTCTTGAAGCATATTTTTGCAATGGTTTATGAAAATGAACACCAGCTGGAAGTCCTGATACTAAGGTTTTCTCTTTTGAACAATTTTGTCTTGCCGACACAATTCGTAAATTTTTAATATTATTATTTAATTTATTGGAATCAATATGATCTATTACAAATTTATGACCATCTATATTATGATTTAAAAAAATGGCAGCCATAATTTGATGAACTGTAAATGGTCTACTTAAATTATTATTTACTCTTACATTAATTTGCTTGTAACCAGAATTAGATATTTTTTTTTGCATTAAATCTATTTCTCCATACACTACTCGATTTTTACCTTTACCTTTTCCGTACCAATCTTTTTCTACTTTTCTTAATCTACCACATTTAGTAGCTTCAATGTTTGTTTCAGATCCATTATAAAAAAATGGATACCATTCTAAATTTTTCATAAAATAAAAAGCTCCCAAATAAATCCACCGCTCCTTACTTCGGTTTCATTAAATGAGAGCATTTTAAGTTCTTTATCGCTATAATGTAAGGAGGCGATTACAAATGCAATATTATACTTTATTCTTAGAAATCAAACTATTTCTTTGTTTTTTATCTATTTTAATAAGTTTTAGTTTACGATAGTTGTTTTGTAGTTCCTTAGCAAGATGTGCTTGCCATTGGTTAAAGGTTAGCTCTTTCATAATTCAAATAAATAAGCAATTAAGTAAATGATCCATACGGAAATTATTCCGCAAAGTCCAAAGAAAGCCAACGCTTCGCTGGCTCTCTCGTGTTGTTTGTTCTTACCTTGACTCATAAAGCTTCTCAAGCATAAGCTCTTTTATTTCATCCATTACATCCTCATTCTTTACTTTACCGTAAACAACTTGTTGAATTAATGGCATTGAGAATTCTCTTGCGCTGAAAGGTTTAACTCCTTTTCGGTTAAGTCTTTCTGCGACTTCTTTGTACATATCCATTTTTCTGATTTTCATATAATAAAAGTGTTTTTAGCGTTGTATTCTTCCAAGCCATCTCCATCTTCATTGGCTATTAACTTGTCATATTCTTCGCCTTGTTCAGTAATTCCTTTTAAAAAGTTTCCAGCTTTCATTCCAGTAATGTAATTGTAAGCTTCTTCCTTTGTTTTAAACTCTTTCCAATGGTAATAGCTTTGAGCATAGCCATTGAACGATCCACCATAATGGTCTTTCCATTTAAATTGGTAGCAAGTATTTAACTTGATTTTATTCAGTCAGAAAGGCAAGTCAGTTGAATTTGCATTTGACTTTGGAGCTTCTTGCTTTGCTCCAGTAGCTTCCCAAGTATCAAGCTCAATATAATACTTGCCATTTTGGCTTTGGTTAATGTTAAGGTTAACCCATCCTTTTTTGGAGTTTGCTTGTAGGAAAGCAATCGCCTCCTCTACTTTGAATGATAGCTTGCCAATGGCGAAGCTTGGAGCATTATCGTTACGTTTGAAGATAATACCATCTGCGAATACTTTGTCTTTCTTTTCCATTACTTTAATTGAGATTTACGAGTTGAAAATAATTTAATGTCTGCATCAGTTAAAACTGATTTGTACTTGTTGTATAAGTTTGTAAGCTCTGCTTCAGTATTGCAATCTTGAATCATAACAATATCAAACTTAACATATCCTTGATTGTCTTTTCCGTGTGTATTAGTCGCATCTGAATCCTTTGTATCATCTAATGCAAATAATCCGTTTAAGGCATACTTGCGAGCATAAGAACTTGAAGCTCCAGTAACTTGCGATCCATCCATTCCTTTTTTGGATTCTTCCTCTCTTGCATATCCATCAACTGACCAAGTTTCTTTGCCATTTGAAAGAGTTGCAGTAGCCTTAATGTAATATCTATCTCCTACGTTAATTATCGTGTCAGAGATTGTAATTGAGTAACCCATTGGATTAACTACTTGCTTTACTGCCTCAAGTATATCTTCGGCAGAACGGTAATGATATTTACCGAATGAGTTAAACTGCCCCTTTGGAGCTTTAACTTTACTTTGAATAATTGATAGTTGATTTTCCATAATTAATTTGATTGTTGTAATAACAGAGTTAAGTTTTCCCAATTACGCTTCCAAACTATTTTAAGTTCTTCAAAAGAAAGCGCATATATTTCTAAAAAATTATTGCGAAGTCCAAGCATTTGATTTGTATGCTTAATATCTTCAATTAGTTGATCCCTTGTCATAACTGATAAATTTTATAAAAGTTGCCTTTGATTTTTTACACTCATTTTGGATAATGTCCTTGACTTCCCAAAGTTTCGGATTAAAGCTCCAAGTCATTGTATAATAACCAGCTTCATCCTTGAATTGCGCCTTTATTACTTTCATAGTTTTTCAATGATTGAAACGATTGTAAGAATTAAGGCTAATTTTGCAGCTAATATTAAAGCTGGTTTGATGTCGGAAGTTGTGAAATCTTCGCCAATCATTAGTTTAAAGAAGTTTTTCATTTTGATAATGTTAAAAAGTTATGGAGGAATCCGCCTCCACTCGGTATAATTATTAATCAAATACATTAAATTGTGGGAAGTAATATCCATCAATTAATTCAGCTCCTAAATAAACTAAATTGCTGCCCCACCATTCGCATTTTAACTTAGCATATTTATTGGCATCATCTTGATTTAAATAACCAGCAATGCCATATTGATTAAAAAAATTAGCATTGTTTTCTTCGAAAATTCTAAATTCTTTTTTCATCTTGATAAAGTTTATTCGATTGCTTCGTTGCTTTCGATATGTCAAAGGTAATACTTGTTTTGGAAATAAAAAACTTTTTTAAATATTTTTTTTAATTATTTTTCAAGCAACAAAAAAGGATACCAGCAATGCCAGTACCCTTTCCTTTCAACTAAACCTTTATCTACTATGAAAACTAATTATGTAATATTATAAATATTTATTGACAATACCATTATCTAATTCAAATTTACATCTTGCATTATAAGCATCTTCTTGAGTTTGATATCTTCCTAAATATTTAAGCTTACCATTTATCATTATTTGTGCTGTCCAAACCTTATAAATTTTATGGTAAGAAACTCCTATGAATTTATTTTTAGCTTTAATAGAATGGCATTGATTCTCTCTATTAGTAACTAATTCTAAATTATCTATTTTATTATTTGATTTGTTAAAATCTATATGGTTAATCATTAATTTATCGTCGTAATTATCCATAAAAGCTTTTGCTACTATTCTATGAATTAAATAGTTTTTGATTTTACCATTATTCTTAAGGTTAATTGATTTATAGCCTCTTAAATTTGATCCATAATGAATTTTATTAGTAATCAAATTTTTAACTAAACCTTGATTGCTGATTGCAAATTTCCCATCAACCCAATTAATTTCTTTCCAAATTTCCATAAAAAATAAAGGCTCAAATTAAATACAAGTCTGCAACGTCTTGTAAATAAAATGAGCCATTAATGTTGTAGTTAGCAGTTGCAGTTGCTTAATACAAATTTAATTAAAAATATGGGATAAACGAGCGACTTGACCAAATTCTTTATGGTGTATAAATCCCTCAACTGCTTTAACTCCTCCAACTCCATACCCGTTGCGGTGGTGCCAGCTATCGCTACTGCTTGGCGATCTAAGACTTTCGACAGTAACTCCGATATAATCCTTACTAATTTTGTGGTGCAAGTGATGAGAATAAAAATACTTATGTTTTGTATCTGCCCAACTTTCTCTTGATTCAACTGCCATTAGCATCGGCAAGTCTTGTGGCTTCGCACTATCGCCGTGAGTGCTACCAATTAAATTGCTTCCGTACTGGTAATACTTTCTATGCGCTATGCTACAATCAAAAGTAATATTAGATGAATTCCTAAACCAAGACTGAATTACATCTGCAAGAAAGAATCCGCTTTGGTAGTCGTGATTAGATGGATTGAATACAAAGTGAATGTCTGCTACTTGCATTAGTAGCTCAATCACTTCAACATATAGCTTCTTGGCACATAGGAAATTTTCATAAAACATCCCATCAGTGTCTTGTGGTGTACCGCTTGTAGTAGTTCTCTTGGCGCTATCAGTGTGTAGTATGTCATTGCCAGCAATAAATAAAATTTGGTCAATATTAAATCCGTTTGCTTTTTGGATAATGCCTCGAACACCATCCAATACTCGCTTCATTGCAATCTCTACATTATAGCTATCTCCAGTTTCATAAGCTGTTGCAAGCTTACCAATATGAATATCAGCGGGATCAACAACAAGCAGATGCCCATCAGTATTATTACCACGAATGATAGTAGGATATACTGGAGAATACTCTTGCATACTTGCAACAATCTCATCTCGAATTTCTTCATAAGTTTTTGCTTTATCTCCTTTAACGTGTACCGAATATTGCTTTCCTTTATACCAATAATTTGAAACATTCTCTAAAGGTAATCCTACTGCCTCGCATTCAGTAGCAAGAGCTGGATGGTTATTGATTCGCTTGTATCTTTGAACTCTGCGAAGTAAAGCAATTCTTAAATGCTCCTTGCTTATGTATGGATATTTCTCAAATAGATGTCGAACAATTGCTCCTTGACTTGGAAACTTGCCACTAATGTAAAGCTCCAAAGCTTCTTGGCTTATCTCTTGTGTGCTTTTATTTTCTTGATTGCTCATATTCGTGCATTAACTGATCCACCAAAAACTCTATATTATTTGCCAGCTTCATTTTAAGAACAAATGTAGCATCATCTGAATCGCTAATCTGATTCATCACATCAAGCATTATATCCAATACTTGAGCTGTTGATAGTTTATCGTTCACTTGATTAAAAGGTACGATATTACTACCGTTGTAAGTATAAAGAAATTCCTTTGCCATCCGTTTCTTTTGCGTTTGTTTTCACTAATATAGAAAGATTTTTCGGTTTCGTATATCTTTGATTGTCTTGCATAATTTTCTTCCGTTAGAATCGAAATATAAGCCTTACTCAAGCTATCCTTTCTAAGCAACAGTTTTCTTTCTTTCAAGTCGTGAATAATTGTGTCCATTAATGTTACTGGAATACATATATCCTTACCGGTATGTCCGATAATTTTGTAAGAAATTTGTCCTTTCGCTATCGCTGATAATAAAAGGAATGCGATTAATAGCACTATCGGTTTTAATGATTTCATTTTTTATTACGATTTGTTGCGGAATTTCTAAAGATTTAGGCTTTTCTTTGCAAGATTTGTAAACATATCCTACAAAAAATAAAAGCAGTAAACTTGTTACTGCCTTAATTAAATTAACATACTGTTCCATAAAGCTCTGCTTCTTCTTTTCTGCGATTTAATAACCCATCCATTACTCTGCCATTTGCTTTAGTCCATCGCATAAACTCGTTCTTAATTGTTTTATCGTTTGGATCGAGATTTACTTTGCGGATTAATGTGCTTCCTTTTAATGCTTGCAAGCCTATGTTATATGCTATGCTTACAAGCGCATCAAATTGATTCTGATTGACTTTATCAGTCGTGAATGAATCAACACCTTGCTCGTAATGTTTTAGCATATTTAAGAGCATTGTATCAGCTTCTCTTTGAGTAACTGGCTTATCAGTTAGTTTTACTTTTGTGCCATCAGGATAATAAGTAGCACCATATCCAATAGTAGGTATGCCAGCTGGACATTTGTAAGGAGCTGACTTAAATCCCTCATACTTCTTTATCAGGTTTAATCCTTTTGCTCCGATTTGGTTTACTTTCATCAAGTCCAAGTTTTTGTTTTAAATCTGAATTTTCGCTTCTAAGGCTATGAACTTCTTGTGTTAGTGCATCTACTTTATCACTTAACTCTTTTACTTTATCTGACATTTCTTGCGCCATCTCTCGCCAAATTTTAATCGCTTCTTGTGTATTTGTTATTTCGCTACCTTGTACTTCAACATTCTCTTTTTTTCTTCCAGCAAGCCAAGTGACAAAAGCTCCGATAGCTCCAGTAATAGATGGTACAATTATATCGTCAAAGTTCATTATGATTCAGTAGTTAGCCACGGCAATGGAAGTGTAACAATAGGAGGATTCTTTTGATTTTCAATATCATTAACCAATCCATTATCAATGGTTTCTACATCAAGTCCAGCATCAAGCCAAGATTCAACTTGCGCTTGTGTTAAATCAGGATAAGCAGTAAAGTCAGTAGAACTTGGAGTAGGACAAGACATTGAGCCATAAGACTCTGCAATGTAATCGCCATCAGAAGCATTTCTTCGCCAATGAACTACCGATACAACATCAAGCAATTCTCCATCTTGTGGCTTTGTATCAAGCTGTACAACAATCCATTTAAATTCTACCATTACAATTCGATTTCTTCTTGTTCTATTTTATTGAATTTAACTCCTTTAACCCATCCCTCAAGAAAAGTATAATCTTCTAATCCATCAGGGAATGAAACTTGAATAGGAGTAAATACTAATTCTGTATCAAGTAATTCTTTCATTGCTTGATTAAGCTTCTTAACTCCCTCTTTATTAAACGAATAATCTCCTTTTTCGTTTTGAATTATGTTTCCATCTTTATCTACTGAACAAGCATCTAAACGAATCTCATCTTTTTTATCATTGAAATCGTCTAAATGTACTTGGATCAATTCGCCAATTTTAGCAAGTTTCTTTTGAGCTTTAGTATTAGCTTGTTGTCCAACAGCATTTAA